CGTGGTGGTTCAATATGGAAGACCCAGACGAGCAGACCAGAAAGATTCGTGACTGGGCTCGTCTTCTTTACACTACTCACCACTTGGTGCCTGGTCTTATCGACATCTATACTCGCTTCCCTCTGCTGGACATTGAACTTGTTCACCCAGACAAGCGCATCGCTGATTTCTACAATGACCTTTTCTTCAATGGTCTTAACTACCAAGAATTCCTCTACGACCTGGGCCGTGAGCACTGGACTGTTGGTGAAGTGTTTGCCATGGGTTCTTGGCACGATGGTATTGGTGCTTGGGAAGAAGATGAGATCATTAATCCCAATGACGTTATCGTCGCTAAGAACCGTGCTCTAAGAACGTACCAGTTCCACGTTAAGGTGCCTGAAGAGATCAAGCGTCTTATTGAACGACGCGATCCTCCACAAGAATACGCTATGCTTATGCAGATGTACCCAGACGTTGTTGCTTGGGCACGTCAAGACAAGGAGATACCAGTCTCCGATGTCATCATGAAGCAGATTAAGTTCAAGACTAATCCATGGAGTGAGCATGGGACCCCTATACTTCTACGTGCTTTTCGTATGCTTATGCTTGAGGAATCTCTCAATGCCGCGCAGGACGCTATTGCTGATAGACTTTATTCTCCTCTTATCCTCGCTACTCTGGGTCTGCCTGACGTAGACCAAGACGGTCCATGGATCCCAGATGCTATGGAATTGCAGTCTTTGCGTGACGACTTGTCTATGGCTATCAACTCAGACTTCCGTCTGATGACATACCACCACGGTTTGCAGATCCAGAATGCATTTGGTCGTGAATCTATGCCACGTCTTGACCAGGACTTCATGCGTGTGCAGACTAACGTCATGGGTGTATTCGGTATTGGTGCTGACCTTATCCAGGGTGGCCAGGGTGGTACATACGCAGCTGGTGCTCTTAACCGTGAGCTCATTACACAGATGCTTAGCACTTACCAGCACAAGATTGAAAAATTCTTCCGCGAGAGAATGGAACCCGTAGCAGAAAGACAGGGTCACTATGAAATGCGTAACGTGGGCGGTCAGATGGTTCCTGTTATGGAAACTGTTCTCATGGTTGATGAAGAAACTGGTGCTGAATATGTTGAAGAACGACCCAAGTTGGCCATTCCAGAAGTAAGATTCCGCAGTATGAACCTGCGTGATGAAACAGTTGAACGTGGTTTCCTGCAGCAGCTTAGTGCTTCTGGTTTCCCAATCTCTCTCAGCACGCTTGCAGTGAACATCCCAATTGACTTTGATGATGAGGTTGAAGCACGTAAGGATGAGAAGATTAAGACAGTGGTTGCGGAGCAGCAGTTTAAGAAGGAACTGTTTAATCGTTTGATGACTTTGCAGCTCCCAATCCCACCAGAGTATGTACAGGAATACCAGGCCTACCTAGCGATGATGGAAGACCCATCGCTTGGTGCACAACTTGCTCCTGGTGCAATGGCTGGGCTTGTTACTCCTCCAAGCGCACCCAACATGACTGGTAATACTGCTGGTAATAGTGATGCAGCTGCTGGTGCTCAGGTATACCCAAGCATCAACCAGCAGGCTCAACAACGTCAACGACCAGAAGAAAGTTACGAACAGCGTAAGGGTCAACCTAAGCCTAGCAAGAAGGGACCAAAGAACGGTCCTAAGAAGAAGACTGCTTCGGTGTCTGGTTGGGATGGCGATGACTTTGACGAGTTCGAAGGTCGCGTTGAATACGGTGATCGTATGAAGTTCGCTGTGCCATTTGAACAGAAGAAGCGTAAGCGTATGAAGCTTGCATCTGGTATGAAGATCATTGTTGATGATTCATACGAGAAGTTCAATGAAGATGAATTTAAAAAACATCTTGCATCGATCATCGAAGCGAGTGATGACCCAATGATTCCAAACACCACAAAAACCATGGATGAGCATGGCAATGGTGGCGATAGTGCTATGGATATGCCTGCAATTGTGCAAATTGATCCAAGAAATGAAACACCTGAGATTTAATCTAGTGTTAAACACGCACTAACTTATAGAAGATGCGTTTAATGCTTGGAGAAACTATGAGCACTCTCTTTAATAATGAGATTCCCCGCATGCTGCCAAAAGCTGCTTTTAACAAGCAAAGCTTTCTTGAAGTAGTTAGCCCACTGATTAAGTTAGATATCATCAAAGAGGGTGAAGGTCGTAAAGCTCGTAATGCTCACAAGTTGGATCTTACCAACAGTATTTACGAGAAAATTGATGAATAATGCTCGCTACATTCTTCAATTCATCGAACGCCTGGTTTGGATACATTTCTAATTTCTTTTTTGCTGCTGCTGGTTTTGGTACCGTAGCACGCATTATTTATAAGTTAATCACTCGCCACAGTGATAAGAAGCTAGAAGAGCTTGAAAGACAGCTTGCATTTAGCAAAGAAGATCAAGATCACAAGTTTGAATTGCTTTTTAGTCAATTTAAAACTAATGGTGGATCAAGCCCCAAAGACCAGTGGAACCGTTTAGAAACAAAGGTTGACCACCTTATGGGTATTGAAGCCCATGTAGATAAGCTTAGCCAATCTATCGATCGACACCTTGGCTATCACGAAGGGCTTAGAGCAGCACACGAAGACGATGAATAATGGCCAGGACATTTAGACACCCTATTACGGGCGATAACATCGGCCTTGGCAAACATGTTTCCTGGAAGATCCAGTTCTCTATTCGAAACTGGTACTTCATTGGCGTTATTACTTTTATTACGTTGTTCTGCGCTATCTGGGGAACGTTCGATATCGGTGTAATTGGCTGGTGGAACGTATGGGCTTCTTACATGGCTCTCTTCATCGAATCAGTCGTTGGTATCAGTATGTTTGAACAGACTCGAGCAGATGCCAAAGTGTTGCGTGAAAGCCTTGCGACTATTCAAGAGTTGCTTACAAAGATTAATAAGTTGCTTGAACTTGAGCAAGAACAAAGCAAGGAAGTTCAGCATTTGGCTGATGCCTTGGAAGATGAAATCAATTTACACCACTAAAAATTTAACATAGTTTTATCATAAGAACGATGTAAACGCTATGTTAAAACAGGATAGGTTCTGAAGATGATAAAATTTGGTGCACCGTCAATTACCTTGCAAGGTAGAGAGTCTTTGGCTAGCCTTGGGCAGCCTATTGACCTACACAATGTCACCTTTGACGACTTCAATTTCAAACCAGAACCTGGTTACGTTTACGCTGTTTCTAGAGCAATTTCCTCCAGAGTAAACGCCAACTACGATGCCTGGCCCGTAGACCAGATCAAGAAGAGTTACAAGACTTTTGTTGGCCGTCCAATCTACGTAGAGCACAACAACTCAGATCCTGAGCGTGCTCGTGGTGTGATCCTTGACGCTGTATACCGTGAGAGCAAGCTTGCCTCTGGTGCTATTGATGGTAGTGTCTACTGCCTTATGGAAGTTGATGCAGAAAACTTTCCTAAGCTCGCTAACGCCATCATGGAAGGCAGCCTTAACGCTGTCAGCATGGGTGCTGACGTAGAAGGCACAGAATGCTCAGCCTGTGGTAAGTACGCTAGCAAGCCTGCTGAATACTGTGCCCACATTCCTCGCCTTAAGGGCCGCACAGTAACCATCTACAAAGCTGGTAAGCGCGAAGAAAGCCTTGTTTTTGAAAGCTGCATCCGTCCTAATTTCTTTGAACTTAGTTTTGTTTTTGATCCAGCTGACGAATCAGCTTGGTTGTTACAAAAGAGACGCTACTAATGCCAATTCTTAATGTATCTAGCAGTATTAAGAAGTATGCACTAGAGACTATCAGAGTGCCTATTTCACCTTTGGGTGACTGCCCTCAGTGTCAGGGTAATGGCTACCGAGACGGAATTTGCCCTGATTGCAACTACATTGATGCACGTGTGCAAGAAGCCATCCAAGAATGGCAAGATGCTATGGGTATTCAACAAGTTATTAAACAACAACAAGAAAGCCTTGCAGAGCAAAACCCAAATGCTAAAGCTGCCTACAGAAGCTTGGCATTTAGCGACCTTCTCCCATCAATGGAAATGACGCAAATTGAATGCCCAAAGTGCGGAGAAAACAATTTCCAAAACGAATCCAGTGACAAGGATAACATCGCAGGAAATTGCAAAAGTTGTGGCTGGGAAATTGCTGATAAAAATAAAGGAACAAGATTTAATAATGGTCCTAAGGTACCAAAGGTAATAGGTCCCCGACCTGAATGGCTTAAAGAAATTGGCGGCGTGCAACGCAATTTCCCAAAAGCATCAGAGACGATCGAATTAACAAAAAATAAATTGAAAAAAACTAAGAAGAAAAGTGCCAAGGAACAACAGATGAATCCTGGTGCAAAGCTTGATAATTCAATGGTCGTTGTAACAGATGACATTGCAAGAGGCGAACAACTTCTTAGACAAAAAGCATTAATAGATGCACAACCACAAGACGCAGAAACTAGCGAGGAGCAACAATGAGCCGTTTTGATAATGAGCTGATTAAGCAAGCAGAAAATGCTTACCAACAGCGCGTAGGCGATGGTGCCGTTACGACACCTAGACAACAACCATACAACCAGATCGACAGCCTTGGTTCAGGCGGTTGGCCTGAGCAAGCTCCTGCTCCTGCTGAAGAAGTAGCTGACTGGATTGCTGATCAGCCTGCTATGCGTCAAGTACCCGTTACTGACTTTACAGCAGTTGACGCTGGTCAAGAGATCATTGGTGGTCCTGGCTCGAGTGCTGTCTACGCTGAAGGTGGCCCCGTGTACGCTTCTAACAAAGTTATCGACGAGAGCCTGTACCAGGTGTACAAGGCTAGCCGTGAGATCCGTGATGCAATTGACAGTCAGGTTGACTTTGACTTCGGTAACCTCGTAACCGCTGCCAGCGAAGCTTCGACTGTTTTCCGTTTCGCAAGTGCTGATTCTGGCTTGACAGATGTCGTTGGTACAGTTGCTTCTATCGTTCTCGACATCGAGAATGACCTCGCTAACAATGGCAACTTCCGTCAGGCTGCTACTGACCTTCAGGCTCTTGAAGGCCTTCTCGAAGACATTAAGACTGCTGCTACTGGTACTGGTCAAGAAGAAGAGTCTGACGACGACGAAACTGAAGACGACACCAAGAAGTCAGCATCTAAGAAGTCCTGCAAGAACTGCAAGGGCAAGGGCTGCGACAAGTGCAAGAAGTCTTCTAAAGATTCTGATGAAGAAGATGATGAAGATGATGACAAGCCTGCTTTCTTGAAGAAGAAGAAGGCTTCCAACGGCAACCAGGAGAGCCTCCAGGTTGTCGACGTCCGTGACCTTGATGACCAGGCCGGTGTTTGGGACCGTCAGCGCGTTATGCAGCCTGACCACCAGACTAACGTCCTTGTTCCCGAGGAAGTAAACGGTGAAGACGCTGGTTACGTACCATTCTACAACGATGGTACTGAGACTGGCATCCTTGATGACCAGCTCCACGGTCCTCACCACCAGCAGCTTGACTTTGAAGATGGCACTAACCCTGCCCTCGCTCCTTACGCAGGCACCGTTGCTGCTGTACAAGCTAGTCGTGAGAAGATTTTTGCTGCTCTCCAAGTCGTAGAGCGTCTTGAGAAGATGGGCATGGTCCAACACGATGACCGTGCTAAGCACATTGCAAAGTTTGAACAAATGTCTGATGCAAAGCTGGCTGGTTTTGTAGCAAGCATCGACATGTTCGAAGAATCTGGGGCCCGTCAACCCCGGAGCCAGAAAGTGGCAAAGGGTGCAAACTCGTTGCCAGAAATGGGTCGGTTGACAACGGCCTCAACAGTTACTCGTCAAGACGTTCAGTCTGACGATTGGCTGATGACACTTTAACCAAATCCCCTACTAAGGAGAAAGAAAAATGCTGCAACTCAATAGCGTAGCCAACGTTGGGGTTCACCGTACGTGCACCCCTCTGTACGAAAAGTACGAGGCTACACCCTACAACACGTTCCTGGATCCTTCGGACACCACGAACATCTACTCGGGTATGGTCATGTTCCGTACCGGTCCTGACACCGTTTCTAACGCTGCCAATGCAAGCACGACCGCTGGTGTAAAGCCTTTCGGTCTGTCTGCTCTCGACCGCAACCCGAACATTGATGACGTTACTCAGGTTGGAGTCAACGCTTGGGCTGTATGGCTCGGAGGCTCAAACGCCTTCTTCACCATCACCGCTCCTGCTTTCGACACTACTCAGTCTTACACGGTGAACACTAACGGTACCCGTACCCTTCTGTACACCACGTCAGGTACTGGTCAGATCACTTCTGTTTCGGGCGCTGCTAGCACCTTGAACTCTGTGCCTGTTGCTGAGTTGATCGATGTCATCAGCCCAACGCAAATTGTTGTCCGTCTCATCCCATTCGGCGCAACTGCCTAAGGTTAATTGAAAGGAAATATAGAAATGTCAACAATCCTTCCCAATGGCGCTGTAGCCGAGCACCTCGCTCCTCGTACGGCCAAGAAGTCGGACGACTACGTCGCTGGTATCGTAGAGGCTCAAGAGCGTCTCGCATCAGCTACTGGTCGCAAGACAGCAACTCGTGAAGAGAAGCAACGTCGTCTCGCCGGTATCCTTGCCGACAAGGACAACTACATGGTCCGTTTGGGCCAGGGTATGATTGGTCCTATCCAGCTTAAGCTCCGTTACCAGGGTATGACCCGTAACGTGCTCCTGGAAGACCCACTTACCCCTGGTGTTCCTGTCATGTACGACGTCCTTGACGAGTACGGTCAGGCTTACATTCTTTCCGGTAACGAAGGTGAAGTCCGCGTGACACCCTTCGAAGGTAAGAAGGTTCCAGTCCGTTTGTTCCGTATCGCAACCTTCCCTCAGATTAAGAAGGAAGACCTCTGGTACCTCCGCGTGAACATCGTTGAGTACGCTCAGGACATGTCCAAGCAGGCAATCATGATGCAGGAAGACGCCCGTTTGATCACGGTCCTCGAAGCTGCTATCAACAACTACGCTGTTGACCCCAACCACGTAGTGTCGCCTAACCACATCGTTAACGAGCTCTCGGGTTACATTACCCCTGACTCGATGTACGACCTCGTTGCACTCATCGAAGTCCACCAGTTGGAA